TTAGTACATTCATCTTTGAATGTGATTCAATTCCTTCTGAATAATACCTCCCTATATCTCTACGAACACATCTTCCAATGTTTCATATAGACCACCTCCAACTCGTTCGAATGGGTCAAGGGTTAATTCCCACTCCTCCTTTGTACCAGAATAGAATGCCATAAGTTTCTCAACATCCACGAGTATTGCTGATATTCCATCAATCAGCACTCTGAAACTGCCAATCTTGTAACCAATAATGTGTGAATAACGCGAAATCACAGCGTCGTTCAACACATCTCTGACCTCTGGATCAAGATAGCAATAATGAAGTGACTTCCATGAATCATGTATCGCTTCTAAATGTTCACGTCCTTGTATATCATCACGTCCAAGACGCGTCATGAGTTTTATAGGATCAGCAACTGTAACCCAACCTCGCCTGGTCAGCAGTATGAATCTGGAACTGAAATAAATTGAATCCTCCATACATAGAGGTTTCAATTCAAAATTCAATTGTTCAGCTGCAACATTACTCATGTCTTTAATCTCAGTAGTGATCGGAAAGGCCGTGAAATTATCATCGCCCCCTAATAACACTAGATAAGCTTCCTCAATTGGATATAGGTACGCCATTAACATCAGCAAAACCAATGTATTACCAAACCATGTCAACGGATCACCTGACCTCCGTTGAAATCCAACTTTGAAAGTAACACCAAATCTAGGTGTTGTTAGAATGCATAATTCATGGAACGCCCTCCATAAATCAATCATCCACATGTCCATTCCAAGTATTTCGAATAAACTACATTGTGCATTAAGCCACACTTCTTCCTGGCTTTTGTCAAATTTGCCTACATCTAACTCGAATGCTTTAAATTGGTGACCAGACAACAAATTGTCAATGGTGCCATCAAGATCTTCCCATGTCATCCTTGTGTTAAACACAATGTTTGGATTTAAACATGCTAGTACCTTGATTTGCATTACTTGGAATATAGGTGCAAACACACTAGTCCAAAAGGGATGACTAGCAGTGACTAACTGTCCTGCCGGTAAATCATCTGTATGACTATCATCCAATTTTGGCTTGTGGTCTGCACGGACAATGCAATAATATTTTGCACCGTTCAAGGTATTCGGATCGCTATTTATAATGGCAGTCCTCCTTTTTCCACCTCT